CGCCGCTCGACGGCAACGCGTGTCAGGCGCTCCCACTCGGTGCGCTGCTCAGCGTGCTGGGTTCGCGCATCGGCGTGGTCGCGCTGCTCAACCACCAGGCGGTAGGTCTGTGCGGCCAGAGCCAGCAAGGCCAGCGCCAGCAGGACGCCGATCGCGGTGGACAGCTTCGAGCGGATCACTGCGCTGCCTTGCACTTGGAGTGCGCAGCCAGTCGGCGCTCCCACAGGCCCCAGCAGATCTTGTTGCCGGGGGTTGAGCAATCCTGCCTAGCCACCCGGTTCCACATCAGGATAGCGTCGCANGCTCCGGCATAGTCCTGCCCGTTGAGCCGCTTCACGATTGTGGACCCACAAAAGCCGCCGGTGCCGATGTTGTAGGACATATCGACGTAGACGTCGTACTCGGCCTGGTGCAACGGGACGCGCACACACCGCTTCACTGCACCTTCGAACTTCACCAGATCGCGCTGCTTGCGCTGCAGGGCATCGACTGGCGTCGTCGTGTCACCCATGCGCACCGGAGATCCGTCGGGCCGCGTCGTGGTGCCGAAACCCAGCGTCGGCACGTCGCCCTTTGTCGGGATGATCGCGCGGTCGGTGTAGCCTTCATTGATGGCCAGGCCGATCAGGGCGGAAGCGCTCAGAGCCAGCGCGGAAACGGCAAGACGCGGGGAGCGCATCAGAGTCTCCACCAAAGGTACGGCCACAGCATCCAGAGCATCACTGGTACTGCCCCATGCGCGCGGCGTGGGCCTCGCGTTCGCGCTGCGCCTGCTCTTCCTTCAGGCGTATCTCGACCTTTGTCAGCTTGTGCTTGTAGTACCAGTTGACGAAAAAGCCGCCGACGCCGATCAGCATGCCGACCAGGACCGCAAACTCCGACGACAAAAACCAGCCACTGATCATCATCCCGCCGCCGGTGTATGTCGCCTTGCTGCTGACAGATGCGACGGTGGCGTCAATTGTTTGGCTGGTGGCTTCGTTCATGGCGTGACTTGGTCCGATCGGCGGCTGCGTTGCTGGGATTTTTGCATCACGACAACAGGCCACCAATCAGGTCTTGATGATGTAGTTGGCCACCAGCGTCGGCTGGGTGTTGTTGTGGGCCGACCCGCCGCCTTTGGATGATGCGCCGTTCGTGACAGTGCCGTCGAACAGCGTGTCAACAGCGGATCGAGTCCAGTAGTTTCGCGCTGACCCCGCACCGCCGACGGTGACGTATTTCAGCGCCAGATCGTGGGCGTGTGCGGGCATTTGGCTCTCGTTAAGAGCGTGCGTTTCAGCGCCACCAGAAGACCCAAGGGTGGCGCCGTTGACGCCGGAACCAGCGGTCGTAAGGCGCCCAGCGGCGACGCCACCCATGTTGTCCTTGCCGCCAGGAACCTGGCCACGCATGTCGGGCAGGTTGAACGTCGTGCTGCCGTCGCCGGCGCCATACGCGGTGCCCAGCACGGCAAACAGGTTAGCGTAGGTCGTGCGGCTGACGGCCTGGCCAAACATGAGCAACCAGCCGTCTGGCGCCGTGGTGCCTGCAAACGGCATGTAGGCACCCGGCGGGGCTCCACCGAGCAGTGGATCAATCAAACCAGTGGATGCAAACATTGCTCCAATTTTTCGTGCAAGACTCATACAGCTCCAGTCAGGCGGCTGGGCCGCGATAGGTGGAAGGCAGATGGCTACCGTTCTTCTCGGACAGCCATGAAAGTTCGCAGTGGTCGCGCTCCAACGGGAGAAACAACGCGTCGATGACGGGGCGCAGCAGGCGGCCGCGCATGCGCCCGGCAGACTCCCAGCGCCAGGCGGCTGCGCTCAACGTCTCGTCCGGGCTGGCGTGGCCGAGCGTGAACACGCAGAACAGGAACTGGTCCAGCGCGATGAGAAGGTTCAGCGCACGGCGCTTCAGTTCGGCCATACCAGCGCGGGCAGATCGCCCTCAATGTCCGCAAACCCACTTGGCGCCGGGCGCGTGCCGGCTTGCACTTCAGCCAGGATTTCGTAGAGCCGCGCCCAGGTGGCGTCGCGGGCCCCAACGCAATACTGGCCCTCGGCGGCGAACTTCGGCACCGTGCTGGCGGCGTAGGTGCAGGTCGACAGGATGCCGTCGTAGTTGCGGCTGCGGGCGAAGTCGTCCAGGCGATTTTGAGTAGCGGCGACGATTTGGTTTTGAACGCCGCTCTGGCGTTTCGCCATCTCATCAGCCTGCATCGTCTCCCAATCAGCCTGACTAAAAACACCCAGCACGCCATCGACTTGTGTGCTGGATTCTTCCGGGCAAGTGCCGAAGAACTCGGGCACATTTGTAGGGTAGGCGCTTTCTCGCGCCCAGACGTAATCCAGGCCCTGCACAGTCGGGAACGTCGGGCCATTAGCGGCGGGTTCGCTGGCTACAGAGACGCCGGTGACGGCATCGACGTAAGTGAATTTGATGTGTTTCATGCAAACATCCTGTTGAGCTTTGGTGAGATGAGGTGGCCGTGTGATCGAAGGATTGCGGCGAGTCGTTCGCGGGCACGCCAGCCGTTGGCTTGGCGAAAAATGCCGAAAAAGCTGTTGGCGGTGGCCTGTATGGTTTTTGGCCTCTGCCTGGCCCTGCACTTGCCCTGCAAAGAGCGGCGGGCGTTGCGCTCGGTCTCGCGCTTGATGTAGCGCGACCAGGGGCGCAGCACAAAGCCCAGAAACGGCAAACCCTGTGCGGCAGGCATGATTTGGGTCTTGCGCGGGTGCAATGCGCAGCCCAGGTTCGATACGAGAAACCAATCAATTGTTTGCGCGGCGGGCCACAGGTCGGCCACGTCACGGCTGACGATCACCATGTCATCGACATAGCGCACGTAGTGCCGCCCCCACGGCTGGCGCTTGACGTGCTGGTCCAGCGCGTTCAGGTACACGTTGGCAAAAAACTGGCTGCTCAGGTTGCCGATGGGAAGACCATTGCCGCCCGCGTTGAACAGGCTCTTTTGCGGCGGTACAGCCCTCATCAGGCAGGTGGGCGACTTGATGCGCACATCGTCGACGGGGTTGTGGTGCAGAATCTGCCGGGCCAGCCGCATGGTCCACGTCTCGTCGCCCAGCTCAGCGGCCAGCGCGTCATCGAGCACGCCCTTGTCAATGCTGACGAAAAAGTTGGCGATGTCGCACTTCAAATACCAAACAGCATCCTTGCGGTCTTGCGAGGCGCTGCGTAGCATTTTTTCCACCCGGTCCACAGCCTTGTGCGTTCCGCGCTCAGGGATGCAGGCATAGGTGTCGCTGATAAATCGGGCGTGGAAGTGTGGCGAGATGCGCCGGTACAGCAGGTGGTGCACCACGCGGTCACGGAAGTCGGCGGCCCACACTTCACGCACTTTGGGGTGAGTCACAACAAAGCACTCGCTGGTCCCTATCTGGTATTCACCGTTGCGCAACTCATGCAGCAACTGCATCAGGTTGCGCTCCAGCCGCTCTTCAAATTTTATCGCATTCCATGTGTTGCGCTTAGTCTTGCGGCATTCGTAGTACGCGCAAAAGATTTCCTCGGCGGTGGGCAAGTCGTCCATGCCCGCCAATTTCGGTCGCCTGACTGCCCTCGCCCGGTTCGTATTCGTCTTGTTGTTGTTGTTCTGGTTGCCCGGATTCGACGAGTTCCAGTTCTGATTCCACGCGTTGGAGGCGTGTGACTGCGCACTCACACATCGCGCCGCAGGCGAACCCGCGGCGAAACTGGCGTTGCCGCCCTCTCGCTGCTCTAGAGCAGCGGGCGCAGTCCCGATCAATTGGTCGCTCATGACAGTCTTGACCATCATGATTCCGCCATCGCCAGCGGTGTGGACCTGAGCCAGCCTGCGGCCTGTCGGCCCAGACTGTCAGTTAGCTCACACGCCGAGGAAAACTGTTTGATGCTGAGTAGCCGCATGTCTTTGCTCAGACGCAGCAGCAACTCCAGCACCTGCAGCCGCTCGCTCACGGCCTCAATGGCCGCACGCCGAACGCGGCTGCTGTTGGCCCTGTAAATCAGCAACACCAACTCGATGCACTCCTCTTTGAGCTTTTGGCCGAGGGAGTAACGAAAGTCTTTTGGATAATCGCGCGTGCACATCGTGACCAACTGCAAAAGCTCGTAGGTGGTTTTGTAGATCGGCAGGTGTTTGTACTGAGACATGGTTCAAGGCCAAGCCCTGACGGGCTTGGAAAGGATTAAATGATTGATCGCCTGACTGCCCTCGCCCGGTACG